AGAATTCCTAACTCCTCTGCAAAGATAATTAAATTTGTAAGGCCCAAAGCAAATTCTTTTTTATTCAACTTGCTCGTGGATACTGGAATGGTGTAAGTGTTATTTTCAATGGTAACTTCATTGCAACCAAAGAATTTACAAACCAACCATACTTTTGCTTCGTCAAATGAAATTCCCATTTCTTCTGAACAGAGAGAAACAAGTTTATGAAAAAGTTTATTTTGATCTAATGTTCTTTTAGAACTAACAGTAATTAATAATTCTGTACCATCAGGAAATTCTTTTATAAATTCCCTGTATTCTTGGACATTCTTAAAAGAGATACTATTACCGTTACTGATTTTGACTGCCTTAAAAGTTTTTTCCATAACCTTTATTTTTACGCAACTCTACCCATATCCTTGCTTGTAATGCAGATATAGGTATTTGATATTCGTGTGCTTTTTGTATAAAGTAATTACTAAGTTCTTGATATTGATTCTTAGTGGGTTTTAAATTACCATTATTAAAGGCTTTTAACATCCATGAATCAAGTACTACATAAGGACTTGTTTGAGGATAGACTATGGAGTAATAGAAAGACTTGGTTTTTTCTCCTCTTAAAAATTCCATTATAAGTTTGTCAAGTTGTATGTCAGATAAGACATCTTCGTATCTCTGTAATCCATAAATGGATTCTGCTTTCTTAGCCTGTGTAGTAGTATGTTTACATTCTTGACATTCAAAGAATATTTCAGTCATCTCTTTGTTTTGTTCCCATCTTTTGAGAACTGAAAGGGATGCAAGTACACCTGCAACTACTCTTACAGGTACGTTGTAGATTAAAGAAAGATTATGAACATAGGAGTTGGCTTCGGAATACCAATTTTCCGAAGCCTTTTCACCCTTATTGTACCAATAATCAATTCTTTCAAGAATTTGATTAGAGTTTAACATATCTGTCTTTTACCAGTTCTTTATTTTCACTTACAATAGTATTAAGAATACTTGTAAAGTGAAGGTCTTTAACAAGTTTGTGTTTAGAGAACTCTTTGAAATCTCCTTTGTCCAACATTTCTTGAAGATTGTTTACATGGTTAACAAACATTTCATCAATCATTGCTCCAATTTCAGGTGTGAGTTCAAACTCACAATCTTTTTCAAGTACTGCGATAGGTGTGATTGCAAGTACTCTCATTTTTTGATGGTCAGAGTATGGACAATGTACTACGTCAAGAGGGTTAAATACTACTGCAAGTGCAGAATCTCCATACCCACCAAAGGCATAACCTCCACTTGAAATATGGATTCCTGCACTACATTCTTCTTTAGAAAAATCAGCATCCTCTTCTTTCATTCGAGTTTCTTTTCCAATAAAATACTGAAGAGGTTTTCCATCTTTACCTGTAGTAACACTTTCAAACCAATCTCCTTCTCCCAAGTTATTATAGAGGTCTTTCAGAATACCTATTTCTTCTACCACATACTCATCCAAATTAGGAAGTTTAGTAGAATAACTTCCGTCTCCCCATTTGTAAACATCCACATTAGTACTCTTCTTGTTGTTCCTCAATCTCAGATACTCCTGAGTTACAAACTTAACAAGATTAGCATCAGTACCTTTGTGATTAGCCCTTCTGAATGCTACAACAAAGCCTTGTTTAGTAATTAACAAAGTGTTATTCTGACAGTAAGTATAGAAAGATTCTCTACTTTCTGGTGTACGAATAAGACTTGTCCACTTCCAGAAGTTATCAAGTGTTTCAAGAGAGTCACTCCAATAAGCAGCATTTACATCATCAAGTTCTGCATAAGTTTTCTGAATCTTAGTAAGACATTCAGCAATGTCTGTAGCAAGATGTTTAGGAATGCTCAAAGGAATTCCTACTCTGTACAAAGAACCTTCTGCATAATAGAACCTGTCATCTGTAAGAAGAGTTTCAATTACTTTTTTCCCCTGTTTGTTTTCTTCTATTGTCTTAGCATAAGCAGGTTCAAGATAAATAGTTACCTCTTCTAAGGTAAGGTTTTCATTTGAAGCAAGATGTTTTGCTTGTTCAAGAGTACAGTTACCAAAGTACATGTCTCCTGTGTCAAATGTGAGTGTCAGGGATGTCCCTGAAAAAATCAACTTTGTAATCATTGTTTATTTTTAAGTTTGTTTAACTCTTTTTCAAGTCTGTTGCACTTGAGTTTACAGACAAAAAGTTTTTTAGCAACATCAGACCTGTGATAGTATTCAGTTTGAGGAACAGTAAGTTTCTCTGCCTTTACCATTACATCAGCAAAGAATTTTTCAATAGGTTTGTACTTAGAATCCAGTTCATACTTAGTCAGAAAGTCAGGTAAATTATCTTTACCTTCTCTTCTTAACCATTCTGTTTTATGATAATGTTCTCTTAAAATACCGTTATACTGTATGAAAGCATTTTTTACTACCATACCAGTAATTCTTGCATTAACAGCAACCCACTTCTGAAACACAAGTTTTTTGAAGTATTTAGTCTTTTCAAACTTTTCTGGACTTAAAACAGTAATTCCTTTGATCTGTTTAAGTTTGGCTAAGTTTTTAGCATCAATCACTATAGGGCTTATCTTTTGAGGGATAAGTTCATAGTACTGACTTGCTTTAAAGTCAATCTCCTCGAAGTGAACATAAATTCTATTTTTAAAAAACTCAGCAGGTTTCCAAACCACAGGTACAAGTTTTAATCCTACTCCTCTTTCTTTACTTAGAACTTGACTGTAACGAACTTCATCTACTTCATATTTTCTACGAGTAGGTTTATTTCTAACTTGGTTTGAAAGCCATTCTTCGTAGTCTTCTTTAGGAAATTCTGAAGTCTGACTTAACCATGCTTTTTGTTCTTCAATCCAAGCCTCTACAATAGACCTCCATTTATCTCTCGGAATACTTTCAAGACTTAAACTTCTATAAAAACCATTCCCCCAAAACTTTTGCTTGTTAATTTTCCCTAAGTACCAACCTTCATAGTTCTCTCTAAGAAACCTGTTTTGAGCAGAAGTCAATCCTTTAGCAAGCATAACTTTAGAAAGACCTGCTCTATTACAAAAATATCTGTTGCTATTAATTTTAGTTTTTCCTATTTGTCCAGTACAGTCTAAACAATCATAAAAAAAATAACTCTTATTGCTTAAGTTGGGAATATCTGCAAACACAGGATTGAACTTGATGAAACTTTTAACACCAAGAAATTCACACAAGTTATTAATTTCTCTTTTGGTTAAGTGAAGTTCTTTATCTCCAATACCGAATTTTAGATTGCTATCGTCTTTAAAATACTCAGGTAAGGTTAAAGAATCTTCTTTATAATATTCGTGAAGTTCTTCTAAACATTCTCTCAGTCTCTTTAGAATAAGAACCTTCGTAGATTCATTCATCATTATCTGCTCTCTGTTCGGAAGAGGGGTAATACCTTCACTCACACTAAATTTGAGACCAAAAGGAAGGTTACTTAAAAAAAGCCCTAAGTCACCCGCGTTAATCTTGTATATGACCTGATCTAAACAGATATGAAAATACTTTGGTGCGTTGTCTCTATAAAAGAAGGTTTTACCTTCAATGAGTTTAGATTCATTAAACTCTTTACTCTTGTTCCAGTATTCAGAAATCTGACAATCAAAAATAATTCCTTTAAAATAAGGAATAGTTTCAATTACCTTTTTGTACCATTCTGAACTATCGTATTTAATTGGAACAACAAAAGATGTCTGGTTCTCTTCTGTAGTGTCTTCTTCAGTTAACTTTATGATTTCAATCTGACTGTTGTCCTTAGAGAACAACCAAGTTCTTTTGACACATTCATTAGTTGAAACTACAGTAAATTGAGAAGAATAACTGAAAATTGCCTTAAAGCCCAATCCGAAGGTTCCGATTGCATTTGTGTCTTTGCTTTTTGTAGTGGCAAAAAACTTGGACATTATCTTTTCCATTCTTTCTTCACTGATTCCCTCACCAAAATCCCTAAATGTAATTGATTGATGTGTAAGAATTATATAACCCGGATACTCAAAGATGTCTTTTCCAGAAGCAATTGTTGTGTCATAAATGTTACTTGTTACTTCTTGGATAATAGCCCTCTTAGGATCAGAATAGAAACCCTGACTAAGAATATAAAATATCTTAGCAGGGTCACTTAAATCTATTCCCATTTGAAGACCCTCTGCTCCTATCTTAATTCCGTCTTGCTGGTCTAAATTGAGAATCATTCTATTCTTCTAATTTTAATTGTTTATTTTCCAGAGCATTATGTAAAGTTTCAAGACTTAAGTAATCCAAGTTCTTCGTTAAGAAAATTACTTACTTTGATTTGATTAGTCAGATAATTTCTAGGACTTACTGCCTTAAAAGAATGAGTAATGTGCTGCCAAAATTCCCATACGGAACCTTCAGCATTATATTCATAGGAAGGTTTTTCAAATTCAGTTCTGATAATATTGATCTGGTCTGAACTAATCATCTTTTCAAAAAACATAATTCCACAAAGTTCATAAGCCTTCTTTTTTTCAATAAGACGAACTTTCATAAGTTCTCTAAGGCTAACCAACTCATTAAATGCTTCTTCTGCATTTACTAACATGTTAGCAATTTGAGTTTTAGCATCTTCATCAGCATTTCCTGTATGAATTCTTTTAAAAGAACCAATATCTCCAAAAACACTTCCATTAGTACACACTGAAACAGAAACACCAAGGGCGCACTTAAAACTAACTTGTTTGTTAGTGCTGTTCTGCCATACAAATTGCAGACTCATTTCATCATCACAGAATCCAAGTGTGTAATGACCTTCGGCAATTTTATTATCTTTTACTCCATAAAATTGTTCTTGTATAATTTCAATTCCTGACTCTTCACAAATATAATCAACAAGATCAATGATTTCTTTGTGATTAATTGCAGTATAAGATTCTGTGGACTCTACTTCAACGAGCCTTAGTTCTTGTTTAGTTTTCTCGTATTTAGATTTACGAATTAAGATACTCATAGGTATGCAATTTTGTTTTTGTAAAGAAAAGTATTAAAGTCTCTGTTCATATACTCTGTAAGGATGTCCCAATCAGAATCTCCTACAGGTTTGAAATATTGTTTGTATTTAAATTTGAATTTGAATTTCTTAGACATTTCTAAGGTTCTGGTTTAAACAGTAATCAAATGTTGATTTATCAATAGAATTGCTTCGATAAAGAGTTTTAGGTGAAACTCCTTCTTTAATAATAGCCCATTTATCTTTGTGTGCATGAAAAAGAACAGTTACGAACTTTTTATCTTCTGATAATTTAGCATATCCTGTACGTGTTACTCCAAACAGAGTAAAGTCATAGGTATAATATTGATTAGATTCATCTACTACGAGATTATCTAACCATTCTTGAGCAGGGTCTACATACCCTACAAGTTCACTAATTGCTTGCATTAAATTCATAAAAGGGAGTAGAGTTTAAATTCAAAGATTAAATTAACGTTTCAATTGCTTAAAAAACTCAACTTCATTATCCTTGGCGTAATCAAAGTTTAAAATTTCTTCGTACAAGTCCCAAGGAATATCATACTCATCAGGATTTTCTGGAGGTTCTGAAACCCCATAAGCCTGTTGAACTGCTTGTTTTAACACAGTCTTACCTAAGTCATGATTTTTAGTCAAAACTATGTAGTTTCTATTTGGCTCTAATGTATTTTGTTTACCTACTGCCAAAAAAGGTTTATGTCCTAAAAACTCAATCTGATCTAAAGAATACATTTTAGAATATGCCCCTTTAAGAAACTGCTCATAACTATTCCGATACTCAAGAGGAATATCAAATACTATACAATGTTTCTTTTGATACTCAAACTGATAATCAAAAACATAATGCTTGTTAGTTCTTGCAAAATTTAAGAAATTTAAAAATCTTTTTTTGCTTTCAATAGGATTTACGTATTTCCCTTTTTTGAAATCATAAACACCTCTAGTGTCAAAAATCAAAAAAAGATTATTGCTAAATCCTTTACACCTATAGTAAATTATGTCATTAATGTTTACTTGTAAAATTGTCTGTCCCACTGACGCTCTTGCATAAGAGGTAATTTCTTGTAATTCTCTAAGGAAAGTTTTTCCAAAAGAATTAATGATCGGATACAAATATCTTCGTGTTCTGTTGTTTACAATCATTGAAAATAGTATTGGTTTGATTGTGTGTTGTCAAGTCTTCCTTTTGTTTCATAATATTCTATGTCATAATCTAAAAGCCCTTCTCTTTCTTTGATTTTATATCTGCGAATTGCTTCTTCAAATCCATAAATTCGTTCTGACGTATAATTAACTTGATTGGCAGACTCGAAATTATAAGTGGTTTTGAATTTCAAACAGCCGTGTCTACCTACTTCTAACATAAGATCAGTACAAGGAACAACCCAAGGCTTAAAGAATTCTGTAGGAAGAACTAACCATCTACATTCTATTTTCCATCCATCTTCAAACATAGGATAATACTCTTGGATTACTCCTTCTTTATACCACGCCATTTGAAACGGATAATTTTTCTGTCTACATACATTAAACCATTCTCTTAAAGTAGAAACACCAGTGCTTTTAATATCTATAATATAGATTGTCTTGGTCTCTTCTTCAAAGATTAGTATATCGAGTAGTCCTTTACAAGAAAGTTCCTCACAAGTCCAATAAAGCGGCTTCTGATAGTGTTTGATTATGTTATCTTGATCTAAGAAATACTTTCCTGTAATTGGAGAAGAACAAGCAAGTTGTGCAATATTTTCACATTGCTCTTGTTCAGATTTAGTAATCAACATTTTTCCTTGACTACTAATTAATTCTTCCCAATAGGCTTGTCCATCAGTAAGTACAGATTTCCAGATAGCATCATCACCCCATTTAGGTTGATAATTCGCTGCTCTTACAAGTTCAATGACTCTTGTTTTATATCCATCAACATCTAAGTTTTGACTTATAGATTCTTCTTGCTCACTCCACAAAACATCTAAAAACCCTTTAATAGCATCAGAAGGTCTTTTAGCAAGTCCAACTTGAAACAAGTCATCAGTAAGATCAGGACTTGTAAGAAGAGAATCCATATAACTTCCTATGAGCATAGGTACAGTCTCTTTGAATTTTTTGTTTACATTATTAGATAAAACAAGTTTCAAAAAAGACTGACTTAAAGCCTCTGTATCACGGTAAGCCTTTAACTCTTCAAGAGTTGTGAAGTAGTTCATCTTTTCCTTGATAGTCGTGATTTGTTTTTACTTCACGAATTGTGTTTCGATATTGTTCTATAGAGGGAAACTTAATCATTTTAAACCAAACATGTTTAAAAAGTCATCTATTGGACTATTAACCTTAATTTCTGGTAGAACAGACACAACAGAAGACTTTTGTTTAATAAATACGATACACTTATCTATTGCTTCTTCTTGACTATCAGCCTCAATAGTAGTTCTGTATCTGTGGTCAAAGACCTTGAATTCAACTTTGTATTTCATTAGTTAACTTTAATAGTGAATTAAAATTGTGTTCGTAAACCTTTTTAAAATTCATGTTAAAATCTCCCCATTCACTACTTCTATTGTAAATATAATGACTGAATGGATTTATAGATTTTAAGTGTTCATCTGCTCCTACTAAATAGACAAACTTACCTAAGTAAGCAGGCTCATCAATCTTCTTAAAGAGTCTTTCAAGATTTACATCTTTAGAATCAAGCACAAGACAATCTTTAGTTTCTAAATGATCTACTAATTTCTCGAACTGATATCTGAACCAAGTTGCTCCTGTACTATAAATCTGATCTAAGAAAATATCCCTTAAATCTTCTCGAATTATAAAAATTACTTTGACCTTATCAGGGCTGACTTTGAACATATTCTTGAAGAACTTTAATAAGATTTTCTAATTCTGGAACAGGAATTTCTAAGAAACAATTTCCTTCTTTATCATAAGAAGTAATAGGATAAATTCTTATTGTTTCATAAGGCTGATTTTTATCGTCAAGTCTATTAAATGCTTTCCATACACTAAGTCCTATTGTTTGAATATTACCATTTCTTCCTCTTGAATGAGTAATTCTTCCGTCAAATTTAAATTTATTCATCGTGTGTTTTTCCAGTTTCTAAATAATCAATCAGCCAACAAATATTATACGTACTCAAGTCTTCTACGTTAAACCATAATGGATCATTTTCACTATTGTATCCTAAGAAAAAACCATCGTGATACAAAACTAAATAGTAAATATCTCCCTCATAATCATCAATATAACTTTCCTGTGGGAGAAGATATTTAGTTTCAGATTCACTGTTCCAAGTAGATACTAAGTCATACGGTTTTGTTTCTAATAATTTTTTTAATTTGTTTAACGCAGTTTGTCTAAACTTAAAGTACTCATCTTTGTAACTCATATTCTAACACTCGTTGTTTTGAATATTTTAAATCTACTTTCCATTTTTAAATTTAGTTTTAAAAGTTTCAGTCCATTCTTTTCCTTTAATTAAACGAACAGGTATCCAATAATAGTAAATTTGGTCTTTCTCTTGTGCGTGAGACATTAAATACATACGCTCTTTTTCTTTATCAAAGGGAAATTCATGTTCATAAAGAAACATATCTTCAAGAAAAGGACTTTTTTTATGATGAACTGTTATTTTAAACCCTTCTGTTTGGTGGTCAATATCATAAGTAAAGACTCCTTCGTATCTCACCCATATATCTACGGTGTTTACTATTAGAGATATAATACCATACTCTGACTTACTTATGTGATAACTCTCTATCTGTTTCATTTACACAAAATTTATCTAACAGTTTTTCTAATTGATTTTGTTTATACCAATTTGCTTCTGTAAGAGTTACTCTTTTACCTGTTTTAGGATGTTTATAATAACCCGGATAACCCCAAGATTCAATCTTAATATTGCTATATTTTACAATAGCCTCTTTAAGTTTTTGTCTATTTGATTTCATAATTCAGGTATTACGTCTTCGTTACGGATGTTTTGAATATATCTCATCGCAGTATCTACAATAATATTATCTGCTCCATTTCGAGGACACTCTTCAAGTAATACATCACACGCTTTATGTCTTACATTTTTTGCTGTTTCAAGACATTTAATACGCGCAAATTCTTCTAACCATCCTGTAACTACTGTATTATTTGTTAGGTATTGAGCACCATCAGGAATTGTTTGCTCTTCTTTGATTTCAGCAAAGGCTACTTTAAAGGCTTCTTTGTGTTTATTGTGTAAAAATTCGTATGCAGTCATTTTCGTAAATTATCTTTTATAAATAAACAATTGTTACAGAATCAACACCAAGATAAAAGTGAACAGGATATTCAATATATGTTTTAAAATACTCAAGATCAGTCATGGTGTATTTAAGTTTGGGGTCTGCTGCTATACCACTTGCTATTAAAGGAAATCCTATTTTTTTACCAGAATAATTTTCTTTAATTTGCCTAAGACATTCTCTAAGAGCACCTATTCTAATTTGAAATGAATCTATACCTTTTAAATGACATGCTCCTGGAGAAAATTGAGAATACATGTTAACAATCTTACCATGTGGTGTATCAAATTCTTCTATTTTACCAAACAAGTCTATAGATATTTGCCATGAAGCAGGTACTTTGTTTATATTAAATTCATTGCTCAATTGTTTTGCTATACCAGCCCCCATTTGACCTTTACAATTACATTGGTGTGCAATTAGATCAAACTCACCTTGTTTAAAAAGATCAATAAGATTACCTTGTACGTATTTCATTTTAGTTATTTACGCAGTTATGTATACAAATTAAAATCAGAAATATCAATGCTATACGAAATGTAGGTAGAATAATACTTCCGTTGATTTTGCTATTATCGTAGCCCATAATTATTAAATAGTTTTATCTACATCAAGTAGATTAATTAAATAATCAATAGTTTCTTCTTTTCCAAACTTTTTATAAAAGTCTGTTGTGTCTTTTACCCCTGCTTCATCTATCCAGTAGTAGTCACAAGGAGTGTAGATAAATCTCTTTTGAAGTCTTTTCATACCTTCTATACCACTTGAATCCCCGTCCATTAGTAGAATTACTCTACTGTGCCGTACTTCCATTTCATAAAGTGCAATCTCACTTGGATGACCATAGTTTTCTCCTTGCACATGAGTAAGTGAATATGGTACAAGGTTAGCAAGACAGAGGAAATCTTTGGCACATTTTGAAATGAGTAGGACATCTGACTGTATTCCTTCTTTAAACCACACATCATCTCTGGTCTGATTCCCTAAGAACCTGTTCTCTTTACGAGTAGGAAAATAAAACTTATATCTTCCGTTACAGTGGTAACAATAAGCAGGTTCACTTAAATGAACTTGCATTTCCTTTCCCTCTTTCTTATGGATGTATCCTTTAATAGGTCTTACAAGAGTTTCTTTTCTGTCCATTTGTTCCTTGAACACTCCTTGGTCTGACCACCACTTCAAGTCTGCTTCTGTCCACTCTCTATAGATAGGCTTTAGGTCTAAAGTTTTCTTTCTCTTAACTACGCTTGGAATATAGTTCTGATAAGAACCACATCTTAAAAGGTCTATAGTTACCTCTCCCCAACTCTTGCTCGGATTGAGTTGCATATAAGCAGCAATACAGTCTGTACCACTGTACTTATAAGAAGCCCAATCAGTCAGGACAATCTTTCCTTTCCATTCTGATAGATAACAAGAACCTGCCTTGTTATCAGGTCTCAGAGGATTCAAGATATATTGACCTAATTCTACTCTGTGTCCTAAGATTAACCCCCAAACATCAATTTGATTGATTGAGTCAAGGAGTTCCTGTCTTGTGTGGTACTTGAGCCATTGTAGTTTCATCTATTAATTAACAATGTTATACTATTATATAACTTCTTTACTTTTTGAAAGTACATTAAATGTTGATTATCAGTACCTAAAAAGTCATTCCTATCTTATCTAATCTTATACTAACTCATACTGAAGTTTGAGTTCAAACAACTTAGTTTTACCTAAGTCACTTCCAAAGAAAAATAGTTTAGGATTTAGAATAAGTTTACCTCCATGTCGAATGAAAATATTCTTTTTTACCAGCCTGGATAATCCATTATTCACTGTGTTCATAGTATGATTTCCACATTCCGCTACATCTTTTCTTCTCTGAGGAGTAAGAAGTATTTCGTTTGTTTCCCACTCTACATACTTAAGACAACATAGTACAATAGACATTTCTGAGCCAGAGCATTTTGCTAATGCACCAATATCACCTAAGTAGGTTCTTACAAAAGATTCATTTGTAAGTTTTGTTCCTCTTATCCAAGAGGAAGATTTCAATTCTCCAGTTGTGTAGTCCACTGATTGAGTTTCAAATAAAGTTTTCTTCATATAGAATTATTTATAATTGTTATACACAAATGTACAACTATTATTTCAATAATGAACTAAAACATATATTGTATTATATAAAAAAGGGGCTGACCAGTTACCCAATCAGCCCCATAAAGGTTAATTGTTTACTGTTACCAGCCTGATCCTGAAGTAGTTGCAGGTTCTTCTGCACTTGCTTGTACTGGTGCAGCCTTTGTTTGGTTTAAACCTCCATAGACTATGGGTTTTAAACCAAATGGGAGTTTGTAATCATTCTCCTTGTAAGAAGGAATATTAAGATATTCTCCTTTCCAGTGAAGGACTACGTTAACTTCCTGACCTACTACTTTTTCAAGAATCTGAGTAAGGAAATCCCCTTGAAACTTAGCAAGGGAATCTGCATCTGACTCATCAAACTCTGCTGCATTAGCCCACATCTCTGCAAATGTTTCTTCGTAGTTTTCATCAACTACTGCAAGAACATCTTTAAACTCTTGCAGTTTACCTGTAAGAGTCCAAAGTTTCTCAACTGGAATAGGTTTGTTTACCAGTTGATACCAGAATGTTTGTGAGAAATCTTTACCTTCTTCTTTACCTGGACGAGTAAAGATAAAAGTAATTTGTTTACCATATTGTCCATCACCAATAGTGAAAGACTCAAATTTGAACTTGTTAAGTCCAAACTGTGTGAAAGTACCTTTACTTTCTGGAACGTCAGTTAATTTCATTTAAAAACTTTTTTGTTTATTGATTATTGATTGAATTGTTTAAAGAACTATTTCACAACATATTTTACATCATCGTACACAAGCCACAACAAGGTATTAATGTTGACTTGACGGAGTTTAGATTCGTAAGAACCTTGAATATCCATATCAACACAGGAGTATTTACCATCTCTTGACGTGAACTCAACCTTAAAACCTCTCAGAACCCTATCTTCGCCAGGTTCAAATTGAAGAACAGGATTCTTCAGAATATTGCGAATGATGTTAATTGAAGTGTCTGTCATTGATTTCTTACCAGTCTTTGCTGCAAGAATATCATTGGATGCTTGCAAAGCAAGTGCTTCAATTTTTTCATTGTAGGCTTTGTTACTAAGTTCTTTACCTTGTTTCTGAAAACAAACAGTAAAGACTTGACCACTCGAAATATTTTCCCAAATTGTACGAATCCCTTTAACTCTGACATCTCCTACTCTTACTTGAGTATCTTTTTTAAGTTCTCCTTTGGAGATTGCCTCATCAATTTGTTTCTGAGACCAAAACTTATCCTCTCTGCCCACTTCCAATTCTTTTGAGTATTGGTCAGCAGTTTTCAAAAGGTCTGTAACATACTTGTTGTCAAGTGTTACTTTTTTACCTGACTCAAGATGAGTAAAAACTACTCCTGTAGAAGATTTACTTACTACTTGATATCTACTTTCTTCAGAAAAGATATCATTTACAGCAATGTCATTGATATTAATCATTCAGTTTGTTTTTAATCGTTAAGAACTTTTGAATAGAATCCACGACTTACATCTTCTCCTTCTTCAAGAGATTTTCTGTATTGAGTTGTGGCAAATGCTTGAGTTTGGAAAGACATTTTTACACCTTCTCCTGTATTATCGTGTACAAGAGTATTAGAGACATCAATGTTCAAATGTCTAACAATGTATGCAGTATCATCCTTGGTTCCAATAAAGGTAATTGTAAAACCTCTTGACTCACAAGTAGCAATTAAAGCCTTCAATGCTGAAGGATTGGCATATTTTCCTTCAGAACTATTCTCCTCGCCGTCAGTTAGTATTTTCACAAGAACTTTATCTTCTCTTGGGACTTCATTAAGAAGTCTTTCAAGAGTTTCTCCAATAGTCTGATAAAGAGGAGTTCCACCTCTTGCTCCATTAAACTTAAGAGCAACATTAAAGTCACTCATAAAGTGATGAGTAGTAATATCTCCGCTATTATTGAACTCCACAAAGGTAAAAGACTTAAATCCTTCATTCTTACAAGTTTCAAAATCAAGTTTAATACCTTCACAAGCATTATCATACTTTGAACCTGCCATTGAACCAGAACCATCCAGAATATTCACATTATGAACATCTGGGATTCCTTCTGATTTAGGTTGTGTTACTGTAGTGTTGTCTACTCTCATTTTAAATTACCAGTTGAAGTTTGATTTAACTGTGTCTGTTACATCTACCAAAACTTCTTCTTCTCTTGGTTCGTTATCCGTTACTACTTCAGAATCAAGTTCATCTTCGTCTCCAATTACATTTTCGTCTGATATTGGTTCTGCTGTTTCTACTTGAATTTTTTGTTCTTCGATCACAACAGAGTCATTTTCCAGTCCACCAAAATCCACTACAAAATCAGTTTTTGCTTTACGTGGTCTTGTGCGATAATTTGTATATTCATTTCCAAGAGTAGCAAAAGATGTTCTTGTTGCCTCTTTAGTAAATTCTACATTAGGTGCGAGAAGACCTGCTTCTTGTGCCTTTGCAGTAAGATAAGTGTGAAGTTCAGTAGAAGCAATTTCTACATTGTTCCATGCCTCAAGAAAGAGGACTTTGAGTTGACTTACTTGTTCAGTTGTCATTTTGAATTGTTAAAGTGTTAAATTTTAAATTATTGAATTTTTGTTAGATTTTGAATCTTGGTAAGAGTAAATATTTCTTCCCATTCATGATGACAGTGTAAGCATCTGACTATTCTAAAAGCATCGTAGGTTTCATGAGTTGTTTCTTCTGCTGTTATGTCAGAACTTCCACATACAGGACAACTATCAGGATCATCCAGATAATTCTCTTGTTGTAAATCCGTGATTTCAATTGTCATTGTTAAATTATTAAATGATGTTTTAATCTTAAAACTAATGGTGCGTTAGGATATTTGTCTTTTAACCAAGCAAGAAATTCTCTTGTTACCTTTTCAGATAAATGAACTTCGTTAAATTCATAAGTTCCATCAGCAATCCCTCTGTAATTAGCATTAAATTGAATAGTACATCCTAACATAGGCAATGACTGTTCAAATCCATCTTCATCAATTTCTTTTTTTTTTGTAACATCACAGAAAAAACTGTATTGTGCTGGTACAGGATTGTTAGTTACTAATTTCATATTCTTCTATGTTTGATTCGTACTTGGAAAGTTCATTCATATACCAAGATTCATACTGTTCTGTAGTCATAAGAGAATCCCAATTATTAAGCATCCATTGCATTAGATTGAAGTCTTCCATTGTCATTTTTTATTCTATTTAGTTGTTCTGGAATATATTTAAAGAGGTTTCTTTCAGAATCATATACTTCAAGTCCTTTTATACAATCTTCTTTAATACAACCTTGACAATAATTAAAACTCAAAGGTTTGTTATTCCAAATCACAACAACAGGTTCAACTTTACCTTCTGGTTTTTGATGGGAACTACATCCATCACATTTTAGCATTTTTATTTCTTCTTAGTTAAAAAAGGAAAGATAGATTTTTAATTATTTTATCCAATCAGGAAAAATTTCTTTCCAGTTATTAGCAAAAGTCCCATCATCATTTTTTTCTGTAAGTACAAATTCTTTATCAGCAAGTCTTGGAATTCTACTTTTTGTAGTAAGGTCTTTTTCGTCTTGTTTGAAAGAAATTTTAAGTTGATTTCCTTCTCTCCACAAAAATCCGCAGCAATCAATATCTCTCAACAAGTCAACTTTAAGTTTACCTGTAAGAGCCATATCTTTTGCTTCCATACTTTGTCCTTTAATCAAGAGAGAACTTTGCTTAGAGTGACCAATCCAAATAATACAATATTTAGCAAGCCCTTGTACTGCTGAATACATATCTTCAAATGCTTGATAAAGCCATTTATATCCACCTCCACTTGGTAAATCTGCTACTACATTGTTGAGAACTGCCCCATCTTTAAGCATACCTTTCCCAATAGTAGAGTTCTTAAGATTAAAAAGTGCTCTTTCTTCAGCAAGTTTTTCAAAAGTTGTAATCGGATCAATTACAATGTAATCATAGATATAATCTCCTTTTTTCTGATTACCTTCTTTAATCGCATCAATGGTCTGTTTTAGTGCTGCTAATAAACTAATATTTTGCTCTGCTGCAATTCTTTTGAGATTAAGTTTAAAAGCAGATACATGGTCACTTCCACTTTCCAAGTCTATAATAAGACAATTAGGAAGTAATGAAACTGCCGTAGTTTTTCCCGTACCTTGATGGCTAACAAGAACTAATTTAGTTGGGCTTTGAATATTAGTTTTACTTACTTTGGTTGGTAATTCAATCATTTTTATTAAATTTTAGTTGTTGTTTGTTCCACAAATATAAATAAACTCGTTAAAACAACCAAAGTTCTAACGAGTAATTTTGACGTAATTATCATGTTATTTTACTAATTAAACTCTTTTATTTTTGCTATTAATTTTTTGTATTCTTCGGAATTAGCAGCAGGAATAGGCTCAAACCAACCACAACAACCATCTGCATATAAACAAGTTTTCTTGTTGACCACTCCATATCTTCGTTTTAAAATGTTGATTACTCTTTGGTAATCTTTTAATTCTCCGATATTAAAAGAGCCTGAATCCGTGTTTGCTATTCTAATTCCAAATCTGTTAGGATTACAAATACCAATGATATTTAACATATCTCTACCTACCCTTTTGTTATCACCAAGCCCTTGAATTGAAGGATATATCTGGTTTTCTTTTATGTGGTCAAGATTCTCCATTTCCATCATCTGTTGTTGTACCCAAACTACCGAATAGTTAAGAAGTTTAGATACATACTGTCTCATGTTCTTAGAAAGATTAGTAATCGCATCTGCTAAATCTTTTTCACCTGTTTGTGGAGTAAGAATACCTACATGATCGAGTACAATTTCTATGTATTCATCTGGATTATCAGGTACATATTTGTCCCAACCTTTATCATGAATTTCTTCATAGTTAATTTCTTTTCCACCTAATAAAAACTTACCTCTTTTTGAAGCCAAATCTCTTACTGTTTTGTAAACACCAAAACTATTGTAAATGGTATCATAAACTCTAAAGTAAGATTTGTATTTTTCAAAAAGAGGCATTATTTCTTGAATAGCAGGTAAGTCTTTTTCTTCCACAGTTTTACCTAAGCCCTCAAAGTTTTCAATGTTATATCTCAATCCTTTCTCTCTGTACAAAAGAAAAGACAATAGACTATAAAAGAATTGTTGCTGAGATTCTTCAAAAGCAAACCAAGCCACTTTATAGTCTATGTTTTCTTTTATTGCCCATCCTACAGCCCTAAACACAAGAAATTTAGCAAGAGTAGTTTTCATACTTGAAGTTCCTCCTGTAATTGCCGTATAATCTCCTCTCATCCTACCTGGAAACCATTTAGTAAAATCACCCATTTCAGGAGGATGAGGAATATAATTAATCTTTCCTTCAGAAAACTGTTTTTGATTTTGAACTATCTGGTCGTAAATATTCATATTTGTATTTTTTGTTGGAGACTCTTTTTATTGTTTAACGAAACAATAAAATCTGATAAGGTTATTTTGTGCTTTCGTGTTTGTGATCTGAAACTTATATAATGATTTCGGCACAAATTTTTTGCATAAAATATTGAATTGCAGTTATCTATACAACAAGGTGTTGTAATCTTATTACCTGTTTTTCTATTCTTGTATTCTTTAATATTTATGAGTTTCTCGTATTTACGTTTAAGGTAGAAGTCACCTTTATCTTCATAAAGCCATTCTAATATTTCAATGATTTTATGTTTACCACATAATCTAAGTCTATAAATTGATTGGTTGGCTGTCTTTTTATTAGCAACTCTAATATTAGGTTTAACTTGAAACTTATCAGTTAATATTTTACCAAGAGACTCGATAAATGGAAGATTTCCTACAAAATCTAAATTATAAGCAACTGCCTTTTTATACTTTCCGGGGCTGAAATATATACTTCCGTCTCCATCAAAATATCCTCTTACAAAATGTGACACAAGATGTTCTTGTAAGAAATCAGGAAAAGTTATTTTAAACGTTTTCTTTCTCATACAACCCCATTTTTCAAGTGATTCGCATAACTTGTAACTACATAAAGATAATCTATAAGAATTTTGTCTTTCAGATAATTCTATCCTTTGTAGAGGTTTGTCAGATGATACTTCACGAAGCAATAATTCAAGTATGTACGAATCCTCTTCTGCAAGAGATAAATTCACCGAAGAAGATGATTTTCTAATCTCACATTTATGATTATACCCATCAGCATATAAAAAACCTAAAAAATATGCTTTTTCTTTTGTGTTAATTTCATTAAAGTAATCTTCATTAATATCGTATTTTCTTTTCATGTTGTGATGGTAGTTGTTAATCATACCATCAGCAAAGATATAGTAATTTTAATTATTTACATAATTTTTATATAGTCCTATTATATTTTTTGTGCCTAAAAGATTTTGTAATTTCGATGGATAATCTGCTGTTTCATAATAACTCGAAACCACAATAGCAAGTTTTTCAATATTAAATTGAGCATTTAACTCTTCTTTTGTTTTATAATATGCTAATAAATCTTCTCTTCCGACAGAAAAAATTGAAAATCCTGTTTGATTATTAACGTGACCAAGAGTAGAAGTATTGTGGGTTTCTAAGATAGAAATGAATTGGTCAAATTCGTTATCTTTTACATCATATCCTGTCAAAGGAATTATCAGTTCAAGATTTCCTGACTCATTGGTTTTACAAAGTTGAATCTGATACTCTTGAAATCTCTCGTAAGGAAAGAGTCCTGAATTAAAAAGCAAGTTTTCAAGTTCAGGATATTCATTCATTTCAGAAATAAGAAATCCGAAAAGTATACCCTGCGCAGCCTCGTTTGGATTATTACAGAGGTTTGTTTCTTTGAGTTTTTTTATAAATTCTTTATTTATCATATTTTGTATGTTACAGTAAGTTTTATAATCAAAGTTTAACTTATTAGATTTTTTACTATTACAGTTTTTACAAAGAGGTTGTATATTAGAAATATAATTAGCCCCTCCTTTAGTAAGAGGGATTATGTGATCTTTAGACAAAGGTTTATTTTGTCTACAAAAAGCACATCTATTCCAGTACTTAAGTTTTAAGTCTTTCCATTCTTGTAAAGAATGAGAGCCTTCAGCATTTCTTTTAAGAGCATAATGTTTTGCAGCATTATGTGCCACCTTATCTGGATTTTTTTTCCTCCATCTTTTGTGGTAAATACTATTTGTATCATTATGTTGTTTTATCCCTTTATACGCAGGGCAATCTTCTAAGACAAAATGATCTTTTGTATATTTACCAAAACATTCCAAATTGCAAAAATGATTTTTTGTTTTATTGAAAGCCGAAGGTTTTCTTTCATTTTCTTTTCCACAGTAGTCACAATTAAATTTGATACTTCTTCTGTGCCTATCACCTATCTTTTTCTTAGTTTCTTCACTTAATTTATGTCCTTTTTGAAATCTGTGCTGCATGGTTTTTCTATTTTTAAATGAACACAAATATATTAAATATATACTAAAACCCAAACAAAATCCCTTGAGATTGCTCCAAGGGATTAGTTGATAAATTAGACTGTTTTAGTAATCTCAGATATTCTTTATTAATCATATTTTGTTTCAATTTCTAGAGTTCCATTAAAAAGTTCAAATTTTCCAGGAGATTGTATTTTTTCCCATTCTTTTTGTGTTATGTTGGTACAATGATTTACTATCACTGGATCAGTCCATAAATTTCCTGTAGCAAGGTCGATCAATCCTACAGTGATTTTGTCTGGCCAACTAGTACATTTCACCAACATATAAAAAGAATCCTCTTGGAAATAAATTTGACCCATTGAAACAACAGGTTTTTTAAAAGAAACTGTTTCTCTGTTACTGTATTTTTAATGTTCATTTTCAATTAACCATTTAGTGAACTTTTGTTTATCGAGATTAAAAAAAGTAATTATATTTTCAAGTCTTATTATTCCTGCTGATGTAAGTCCATCATTACCCCAATAAGTATAATTATCGTGAAATAATTGACACCTATATAAAAATTCTTTTTCTAAATCTTTAAGTTTTTTAGGTAACATATCGAATATATTATCGTGTTCTACTGAACATTTGTCCATACTATCTAAACGTAATTGTAAATCTTTATTGATTTTTCTACCTATTAAGCAACCTTCGGAGATTCCTTCTTTATTCGCATTAAAAGGTGAATATTGACAATTACCAAGAATATTTGCACATCTTCTTTGTGTATCTGCGGTATAATATTCGAGAGCATCTATTAGAAACTCTTCTTGTTTTTGTTGAAGTGATTTTTTCATTCTTTGATTGTTATTTGATTAAAATCAATTTTGCGTGTTGCACAAATTTCCTTTACCCGTTGGACTCCAGTTTTACTAAGTCCTGTTTCTGTCCAAAATAAAGGTTCATCGTGAAGTTTTTGTATTTCATTAAGAAATAAACGGTCTAATTTCATCATCCATTTTGGAATGATTTCTGGATACAAATCTATAAATGTAATAACTCCACATATAGCCCCTTTTACAGTCTCTTCTAATCCAGGTTTTAAATATCTTCCTATGGCACATTTTCTTCCATCATTAGTAAGATACTGACAACTACGTGTATCTTCTGCTCTATTATTAATATTATAAAAGTTAATAGTGTCCTGTAACACCCATTCTTTTGAGTATTTTCTCATCGTATATGTTTAATGTAATTAGCAAAAAATATAGATGCCATTAAAACTATAAATGCCACCCACAAAGGAACATTAGTTTTAAGTTTTTTTAGTTTTTTAGGATCAGGGTCAATCCAGTAGTTGTTCATTTTCAAATATATTTCCGATTATCTGTACTGTATCTTTCCAGTGCTGAATATGAAATTCAGCACTGTCTATAGATTTTCCTCCGTTTATCCATTTCATTTTAAATGACCAACCTTCGTTGATTATTTGATATACTGGATACCAATACTCTTTTTTAGTTAATGGACTTTCGTTAAGTATTTTAACTATGTCTCCTTCATAAATCTCTTTTCCTTCACAGTCATAAAGACCTGTAAATTGCATAAGAATACCATTTACAAATTCATTCCACACACCGTTTTCGTGTTCAGAAACATTTATTGTTTCTCCGTTATAGGCTTGTCCTAAAATAGGAACAGCATGTTTCCACATTTTTTTGTTATCCCAAGCACGAAATTTTATTTCTCTATTCATTACTCAGTATTTCTTTTTTGAATAATTCAAACAGTTCAGTTGTGTAATAAAACCTCTTCTCTACATCTATCCATGTATCTTCTCCTGGATTCCAAGGAGAGAAATAATGTAATAACCATCTTCCAAACAGTATACTAATATCATCTGAATTAGTAGGTATTTTAAATTCAAAATGTTCATCCACTGGAGTTCTATCCATTTTCTATTTTTGAAAGTAGTTCTTGTATTCTGTTTCTAAGATACATATGAGGTTCTTTAGACCTGTGCATATTTTTAATCATTATTTCTAATTCAATAGAAACCATGAGTTTAAATTCATATAACTCTTTGTTTTTAAGAAGAGCATCTTTTGCTTCTTCTAAAGAATATACTTTTAAAGGGTCTTGTGAATTATCCATTCGGGCTTAAATTGTTTGAGAAATTCATCAACGTATTTTTGGTCTTGAGTATTAGGATAGTACATCACTATAATCTTAGGGGCTACACTTAAGTATGACCTACCTGTTTTTTGAAGTTGAGATACTTGTGAGCCTGAACTTTGAATAATAATTAAATAATCTACTCTTTCAAAGTCAACTCCACGTTCAACCATACCTATACTAAAAATCTGGTTTATTTCACCAGAGTTAAATCTATCTACTAAAGACAAATCATTTTCGCTTTTAGAATGAACCGCAAATTCAGAATTAAGTAAATCTGCTTGTGTTATATCATTACAAAAAACAAGACATCTGCTGTTTTTAGGTAGTTCAGAAAAAATTCTCTTAAACCATCTATTTTTAATAGTAGCAAAAAACTTTTTTCTTTCTAATCCTACTCTCATCTTCTTGTCTCTACAAATAGTCTGAGAAAACCCTTGTTTCATCAAAAATCTAATTGTATCAGACCTTTCTTCTACAGGAAGATTAAACTCTTCTTCGTAACTTTTCCACTTATTAAACTCGTAACAAATAAGTTCGTGATACTCTTGTTCAGTACACTGAATCAGAGTGTTGACTTTTTTGTTTTTGATAGATTCCCACCTTTGAGGAAAAGTGACTACTTCGTTCTTTAACTTTTTGTTTTTACTTGCGTGATATACTAAATATCTTTTCTCGTTATCAAGTCTAAGTTTACACGCATATATCTTAGGTTCAGGTAAAATGCCCCATTCAACTCCTTGTTCTAAACTTATTTTAGCGTGAAAAAACTGATTCTTAGTAAGTTCTCTGAATTCTTGAATGTCTTCTCTATCAAGAGTACCACTCATACCTACCCAATGCTCACACTCAAAGTCAAGTATTTGTAAAAATCTTTTATCTGACCGGCATAACTCAAATTCCAATTATCTATAAAATTTCTTTTATAGTTAGACTATATCTTCGTGTAAGCAAAAATACAAATTAATCGCTGTTTCTGGTTTATATTCTGTTTTAGATATAAATCTTTTAAGTATATAATAAGGAATATTTAAAGATTTAGAAGCACTGGCTATAGAGAAAAACTTGCTGATTTTACCAGTTATTTTACATTTGAATGTAATTGGTGTAGCGCATTTTGGAGGTAAATACTCCATTCTTTTTATATAGTTTATATTGCTTGTTCTTAAATATTCTTCATAATATGAATCGTCGCATACATAATATCCTTTTAACGTTTGTACTATATTTAGTAATACTTTACCGATAGCAGAACTGTGGCAGTTAAGATAATCTGCACATTTTATTTGACTCTCAAATACTTTAAAAAGACTAAAATCTTTATTAAAAAGATAAACTCGTTTTTCATGTGCTTCAATAGACCTTTGAATACCATTTTTATTTCTGCAAACTATAGACCCTGTTCCTCCTTCTTTAATATTAGTTAAATTACATCCTGTAAGTTTGTAATATTTAATATAGAATCTTTCTCTTTCTTCCCATTGTTCTTTTTCACATTCTTCTACAAGTTCTATTACAGGCCGTTTGTTTATTTTTAAAAGGCTATATATCCATTTAGCACAGTAAGTGGTTTTATTATTATTTGCAGTATAAATATGATGACTCAACCTGCCATTTAAGGTTCCTATTGTTACACCAACATATCTTATTTCATCTGAAATAGGACATTTTAAAACATAAATTTTGTATTTTCTAATTTTCATTTATTGTAGTATTTCTACAAAAATACTACAATTTCACTTACACGCAAAGGCTTTTCCAAGAAAATCTTCTTGTACTCTACTAACTTTACAGTTTTCGATAGTCGTTGAACCTTATTCTAATAAATTAGAATCTTGGCTGCGGATTGTCCATTTAAATTTACATCTATACTTATCTTTTTTACTATATCTGAATAATTAGTTCAGCCCTTATTTATATCGCTATAATAAGTTAGTAGATAAGCCTTTAGGAGTTTCCCGTCAATTAACCTTTGTTATTGGACAAATTTTATCCAAGCCTATAATACTATACTTAGTCTTATCTATCTTATGAAGACTCTGGTAACAAAACACATCTACTCTTTCAAGTAACTCAGGATTATATTTTTCAAGGTTTTCTAACCACTGATTATTAGTAGATGTGGCTGCACTTAAAATTAAGATGTTACCTTCCCAACCTTTATTTTTTACTAAATCAGTAAATATCAATGATTTACCTGTACGAGGTGGACAGTCCAAAAGAAAGTGAGGACTATCTTCATTAGAGATAGCCTCACTCAATTCTTGTCTTGTAACCTTACTTTGTTTAAATAGATCGTTAAATTTCATTCTTCAATAATTTCAAACCATTCCGGAAGAGACTTTATTCTATCTAAAGAATAATAAATATAATCTTCGACTCTTACAGAAAGAGGGTCTCGAACAAACTCGTCATCTAAAAAATGATAAACATCTGTCGGCAAAATATTTTCTAGCCTATCAAGAAAGTCTTTTGTGCAAGCATTATACTTAATTGTAGTAAATATAGCACCTGCTATAAGGTCTGGTGTATCTTTTAAAAGTTTTACTCTCATTTTTATGCTGCTTCTAAATGGTTAGTTTTTACTTTTTTACTAATCAGAAACTCATTAATTTGTTCTTCGGTAATTTCTGAATTATCGAGATTTCTGAACCTAAACATTCCCCAATTAGGTTCTACCATAAATCCAGATTCTCCTTCTCCAACAGGAATTTTAGGATTTCTGAGTTCTTCTAAAAGAAGTCCTTTTCCCCATCGTGAAATAACAACATCACGAATAGTATAATACACCCCTTCTCTTGGTGTTACCACACCATGTTCGGCATATACATTTCTGGCTTCTGCTGTAAAAAGATCATTAATGCAAATTACGTCCATTTTTTAGTCTTTTTCAATGTCAATATGCCATCCTTTTACTCTGTAAGGCTTACCTGTGTATTTTCCGGTTGCCTTATAAATAGTATTCTGATGAACTTTTAAATAAAATGCTGCTTCAGCAGTACTGTCAAATTGTTTGACATAAACTTGTGAACTATTGTTCATTTGTTTGGCTATAATAACTGTCATAGAAATTCATTTTTTTCGTTAGTTGCAATCGTTACTTTTTTATCCACACGATACTTTCTAAACAAGAAAGTTTTGTTAATATAGGCATCTTCTAATTTGTCAACTGTAATTCCGTAATAGTTAGCAAGAGCATTCCCATCTATGTCTGAATCTACAGTTTCACCATTTCTATTTTTAAGATACCAAGTAGTTGTTACTTCATAATAATAGTCTTCAGACGGACTAATATCATTTTCATTCCTATATATTCTAAACTGGTAATCTTGATAAGGCTTGCCCGTTTTTATAGCATTAACTATAGGATGAGAATCACATTCAAATACTGTACATACATCTGTCAAGGAGTCTAAAGTAAAAATATATTTACCTCCAAGAGTATAAATATTAATTTGCTTTTCTTTAGGTTTCATGTTTAATTGTTAAAATACCAAAGTAAAAGTTGCTTGAAATTATCAAACCATTTCCAGTCTGTAAATGTTGGTGAACTTCCAGAAATACCATAAGTTTCATCTCCTAAATATCCATCTACAGTTATGTCAAGATTATCTTTAGAAATAAACTTCTCGAACACACCTTTCCATTCATCGAAGTGTTGATATTTTATTTTATGTTTAAATAAAGCATTATTGACTACTTCAGAACCAACTGTCATGTATCTATTCTTATACCACTATTCAAACTCTTTCCACTTAGGAGTTGTCTGTAATTGTTGAATCAATGTATTCATAATTTGACCAATAATTAGGTTTTAGATGTTGACAAGAATAAGAGTGTTTAGCACTAAATTCTTTCATTTCATCAAAGTCATAAAATTTTATTTTATTTGAGTGTTTAGTTAAATCATTTTGATTCCAACCCCAATACCATAGCCAATGACTAACTTCAAATTCTACTCCTAAATCTTCAAATTCTTTTACTATTTGTTCAGGTGTTGCAGTAGCAAAATACCTTTCCATCTTTTCTTTTATTGCTTCTACATTCATATTGACGGTCTATTTAAAATACTGTCATCATCAAAAATTGAATCAGAATCAGAAACACTATCATCAGTATCATCAGTGTCATCAGTAGTGATTTCTTCTAAATCTTTTTCTTCTTCCTCTACCACAAGGTCTACTTCACAAGTACATACTCCGCCATTGATTCTTTTAGCAGAGCAGTCGCATTTAAGTAATGATCTTTTTTTTTTAAAACTCATTGTTCAAATAATTTTAATTGATTGTTTCTTTGTAATTCTGAAATAAAACTGTTAATTTCAGACAAGTAATAAGAATTAACCATAGGAAATAGTAAACCCTTTTGTAAGATATCCTTTTCTCAAACTTTGAGAAATACATGAATCGCACACATTAAGAAATTTTGCACATTCTTTTATTGATTCAAACTCCATATTTATTTCTTCTTTCTTTACTAAAACTTTTTTTCTTTTCATCTTAGATATATCTCTCTTACGATTTACATATATTTCTATATTTTCGGAATGAAATGTCACCCAATAATCTTTTACTTTATATTTTTTTTGTAAACAAGTTAGTATACTGGTAGTAGTAACTTGACAAAAAGATGATACTTCAATAACGGGAATGTTTTCTTTAATTATGTTTTGATTCAAATCATATATATCACAAAATATTTTTGTTCTTGCTTTAGTCATATTTTGAATCCATTCATCACTAAACTTTTTTCTCTTTACTCCTATTTTTGATTGAGATATTTTCTTTTTATGTTCTTCTGATTTAGGTCTCAAACCAATTTGTCTAATTATTTCTTTTTGATTATCATTACGCGGTGCTCCTTTTCTTCCCATATTTGAAGCACTTATTTTCTTTTTAGATTCTTCAGAATGTCTTTTTCTTCCTATAGTAAAAGATTCTAAATTGTATCCAAAATCAGAATTATTACTTTTATAATAGTTTATCCAGTACTCTTCTCTAAAGAGTAACTTATTTTCTTGACAATATTCTACTACTTCAAAAGCAAAGTTATGTTTTCCATATTTATTAAATGCTCTTTGTAAATAGGAATTTACATGTTTTTGTTTACATAAACAATGTTTGTGAGACGTTATTCTTACACTTATATTTATAGAAGAGCCTATGTAAACTTTATTGTTAATTAAGTTTATAATTTTGTAAATTCCTGGTTTTTGATAAAATATTTTTTTCATATTTTGTACAATTTAACATTTAAAGTTAGTACAAAGATAATGGTATTTATATGTATATAATAATATTTTCAAAAAATATAAGTTAAAACATACGTAATTGGTTATTATTTTCAAGATTATGAATTATTTCATAAATTTTTTGTAAATAAAATCTCTTGTCAAGAATGTAATCTTTAAACTCCTTCTCTTCGTAATTATTAAATAATTGTACTCCCCATCCTTTTAACATGTTGTCAGGTTTAGATTTACTACTTTTTAATTTATAGAGATAAGGAGCATTCTTAGATACATAAAATCTATTTAGTCTCTGTTGTTTCTGATTGTTCCATAAAACCTGATAATCTTTACTTACCTTGAAAGAAGCACAGAAATCATAAATATGAAGTCCGTAATTTTCTGGATTTGATAACACTTGTTCAGGTGTTACTCCTTGAGTAAAATAAATCTCTAAACATTTAGGAATTACTAAAAAGTCTACAGAACTTCCAAGTTCAGGATTGGTTACAAACTGTCCTTTTTTCTTTAAAGAACCGTTTTCAAGAATGGCTAAATAAGAATTTACATTTGAGTAAATAATCTTTTTATAAAATTCTCTTTCAAATGTAACATTAAACTTGTCTTCTGTTTTCTTTACCAGACTAAGATATAAATCTAAGTCAGTCTTCTTTACTTTTGCTTCCAAACCATCAGTATTTACACTGATAACTTCTATTCCACTTAAGATACATTGTTCTATTAACCACAAGAGAATTAACTGACCTCCACATCTAACTTTCATAATTCCTGGTGGATTATAAAGCCATGAATGTTCCATATCTAAAAGACCTGAAACACCATTAAGAATCAGTTTGTAAAAAAGGTCTTGTTGAAAAAAAGAATTCCATTCGTCAGAACCTTTTTTAGTCTTTTTAAGACCCGGTTTAGTTTCAGTGATTCTTTTTTGTTTGAATTCTGTATAAGTCCCAAGAACTTCAGGAAACCTAAATGCTTTCCAGTTTTCAATGTTAGTGGGATACATTGCTCCTATGTCGTCAGTAACTATCAGGTATTCATCATCAGCCTCATAAATCTCATTCTTGTTAATAGAATGAATTCCACCAACTCCTACTGAGATTTTAACAGGATGTGTTGTACCTACTACAAACTCTTTACTAAAAGTATCTACAGCATTTTCCCATTCTTTATAAACTTTTTGAAAAACAGGTGTTTGAAAGTCAAAATCAAGGTCTGCAAATAGTTCTTTAAAGTAGATGGTAGGTCTTTGAAATCTTAAGTTTCTTGTTTTGTTTTTATCTTGTCCAGTTATCTCACAGTAACTTTTTAAAAGAATTTCAGAGGCTATCTTAGGACTATCCATAGACCAAGCATTGATTTTATAAGACTCTGTAATGTGCTGTCTCAACTGAACAGTACCTAGATTACCAAGAGAGACTTTACCTTTTCCTGTAAACTGGTCTGTAAGTAATTTAAGAATACCTAAATCATGAACCAAGTTATAAGTCTTAATCTCCTCTGACTGTTTTTTAGTTAAAATAGTATTAGGATCATACGGAAGTTCCATAACTACAGGATAGTTCATTTGAATTCCTAATCCTTTAAGACTTATTTTCTTACTTAATCTAAGCATCTTAGACCAGTATAAAAACAAGTCTATATCAATCCACTGTTTGTTAAACTCGTACCTGTAAGGTTTCAACTCCTCATAGTAGACATCGGAATCTATAACTTTATCTGAAAATCTCTTGATTTCAGAGTTTATATAACTAATAGGAGCCTGTTTCCAATAGTAGTCATTTAGATTCCTTTTAATAAAGGCCAATACCATGTTATCATAATGAATAGTATTAAACCCTATTACAAAACCTTTATAATTTTTTAACCATTCTCCTAATTCTTTTCTATCATCTCTCCACTCTGAAATCTCAAAGTAAGAAGTTTCTCCTGTGTAGTAGTTTTTCAGACCTAACATGAAGAAATTCTGGTATGTTTCACAATCAATAAGTTTTCTTTCCATATATTTACACATCTTCTGTCCACACAACAGGAATAAATAACCAGCCAAGAATAGGTATACAAATAAGAACTATCGTAAGTAATATTCTCCATATAATTTTTGACCATTTTGGTTCCTGTGGGTCTGGAAACGAATTATAATTTATATTCCAATAAGGTATCATTATATAATATTTTTTACAGTGTATTTTTTATCATTTAAGTATTGTGACCACATACGTTCAATTACAAATACTAACATTGGATAATAATCCAGACCTGTGTACATCTTTAATTGGTCTTTAGGGAGACCTGCTTTGTATTCAGAGTCTTTATTGGCTAAATCCCAAAGTTCTCCCTCAAGTAATTCTAGTGCAGGTTTGATAATGTTATCTACATAATCTTTGTAGATGTGTTTTTTAGCCACTACAAAGTTTGAATAAATCACTTTAGGATTGTCTTTGTACATCAATCCAAGCCTGTCACAAAGAGTCTTAACTAAGAATTTAAGACCCGGATGATGACTTTCTGAATAATTCATATAAGAAGGATTGGGAAGAGGTCTACAGAATGTGTATATGTCTTTGTCCTTAACCAGTCTCTCTAATTTTTTATCAAACATTCCTGTTTTCATAGGAAACTTCCAAGACAAAATTCCTACATATTCATCATCCGCTACGTTATGTAACATATTGTCAAAAATATCCAACATAACATTATACTCGAACCTCCAACTTTTCTGTCCTGCACTATTTACTTTGTTTAAGTAAGGCCAAAAGAATGTAGGTTGTTCTTCTTTGTACTTGATTGAGAAGATATTATGCTTAGGATAATGAGAAGGTTCATCCTTAATCTTCATTACTATGTCCACTCTTGGTTCAAGAGCATCTCTTACCCAATCTGTTTGACTAATTATCTCATAACTGGTCTGTTCTTTCAGGTTCCATAGCCTTTCCTTATCTTTAATCAGATCAATTACATGGTCATACCATTCTTTTTCTTTATTTACAAAAAGATGAGAAGAAGGTATCAAGTCACTTTTATCTCTATAAAGGTGATCTAATACACATACTGTTTTAGAACAGGCTGATTCAAATAATTTTATAGAAGACTTTGACCTGTTGAACTCATCATCTCTTAAAGGACATAGCATTATATCAAGTTCATGGTAAACTTGCATATAATTAGTAACAGGTCTGTTTGGAATAAAAGTAGCAAAAGAATAATCTTTATAGATTCCTTTTGCGTTAGGGTCAATACCACTTATGATAAGTTCACAAGTATTCCTGAATAAGGGATTTGTGGTTAATTTATGTAACCAAGGTCTGATGTCTTTCCAGTCATAAATATGACTGATAGAACCGCTTATACCTACTCTAATTTTTCGATTTAAAAAATCTTCTTTTTCTTCTTGTTTAAGAATAAATTGTCCTTCTCCATAAGGAACTCTGTTGGGTATTACAGTTACATTTTCATTAAATTGTAATACTTCTTTTTTTAGTTCTTCTGTGGTTACAGTAACCCAATCTGCTAAAAGACAGAAATCTTTACTGTAAGGCTCGATTTGTATTTGAGATAAATAAGAAGGATTTGTTTTAGGTATAATCCACGAATCATCCAGATCAAAAACTATTTTAAATCCGTATTTTTCTTTCCAAAGAGCAATTTGCCAAGGCCATACATTTATGTATCTGTTGATCCATATTATGTCATAACCTTGACAAAGTTGCTCTGTTAGTTGTGTTGAAAAATCAGCCTTCAGATAAGAAAGGGGATTTAAAATACGATGGTATTTAGAACCACTTAAGGGTTCATTGAGAATTCCTAGTTGTTTTATCATTTGTGTATATATTTAAAAACACACAAAAGTAACAACTATTTTAATGAAGATATTCTTCATCTTCATCTTTTGTTATTCTTTCCAAATCGTATCTTCTGCTTTCTTCATTTTTATCTTTTTGGTCTTCTTGATTTTCCTCTTCTATGATTTCTTCTTTTTCTTCATCTTCTGGACCTACCATATCGAAATCAATTTTACAATTAAAAATAACAAAATAAGCACAGTCAAACCTAAAAGAAAGATAGTCTGCTTTTTTGTTTTTTCAGGATCAGTTATTTTCATATTTCAACTTTTATCCACGAAGGATGATAATAATTTGATGTATCGCAATGTCCAAAGTTTCCTTTAGGATTGAATACTTTTCCACAGTGAATCACTTTAGACCAAGGCTTATTATAAGTAGCAAGCCATGCTATCCACCAACTAAATGTAGAATTTCCTATAATCCAATCATCCATCAATGTTCCAAGTATAAATTGTTCTACTGCTTTTTCTGAATGATAATGCTTAAATCCTTCTGCGTGTGTATGAGTGTTGTTAGGTTCAGCATAGTAAAAAGGATAATCTTTGAATATCTTTTTAGCCTGTTCTATATCATCACTAAACACTACTACTTTTCTTTCTTGCCAAGGAAATTCTTTAAGAGCCTTAACATACCATTCGTGTGGAATTTGGTGGAAAGTCTGATTATTAACAAAGTCCCCAAGCCTTATACTAATTCCAATAGTAGGACAGTATTCAGAAGAATCAAATAAGTAAGAATACTTTTCTTTTACTTTTTCAATTTCTTCTTGTTTAATCTTAAGACTATTATAAACTGCTTTATCATAACCCTCAAACCATTTAGCAGACTGAAAGAAAAAATCCAATGAAAATTGCATATTTCTTTCTTTAAAATCTTGGCTAAATAAATCTACCCAATCTTGCTCTTCTTGTGTCCATTCCCATTTACGAGGTCTAATCATTTCATCTATATAGACTTCTGGACTGTCATAAATTTGAGGAGGAGTTGCTAAGTATTTCCATAAATAATAATCAGGATAAATTACTTTACAATTATGTTTTTTACAAAGTGCTTCAGAAGCAGCATACTTGAAAAGAAAATTCCCAAGCCTGAGATGTTGACCAAATAGTTCGTGATGTATCATAAATAGTATTCTTTTTGAATTACAAGACATTGATTAGAGAGACAAAGAGTTATTTTACCTTCTTTATTTAATTGCAATAACTCTGTTATTTTTTTCACAGCCTCTTCTTCACTATTAAAATCATTAAGTTGTGCTACAAACTCATAATCATTATATTCGTCTATTAAATAATAACTAATATCCAATAACCTTAATGTCCAAAAACACTCATTGTTTATTACCAGCAGTTCTTTTGTGTATATTTTGTATTTGACTGTCATGGCTTTGTAAATTGTATAGAAATATGTTTAAATTTAATAACTCCGTTTCCATCAGCACGTAATTGAATTTCTGCTCTTTTTACCATTTCTTCAGTAATAGTAACTTGACCCACAATACTATCTTTTTGATTAGTATCTCTATAAAAACAAGCGTCTTTTCCTTCTCTGTAGAACTTACCTGTTTCTAAATGACCCACCCAAAAAGCCACATATTCATATCTTACCAAACCAAGTAACATCGGAAACTCTTTTAATGAAGCATGATTAAAGACTTTTATAAAAGTACAGTGTCTTTGACCACTCATGTCATATAAAGAATCAAAACCTTCACATGTTAATCTGATAATATATTTTTTTTCTACAATCTCAATAAGCGTTTCTTTAATAATTTGTTCTGTAGTCATATCAGTCCTTTTTCGTACAACATTAGTTCTACTTTTTCCCAATCTACATAAGGTCTATCGCCATTTTCAGGATAAATTAAAGGACAACCAAGTGCTCTATCATCTATATATAAATGAGCATAGCATTTTGGAGATCGTGTCCATTCTTTTTGTGTGGGATCACATTGTATTCCATAAAGAGGAATATTGTTATTTTCAAACCACTTGACTGCATCTGTTAATCCAGATATAAATTTACCTGATTCAACTCCACTCTCACATCGCATTGTCCAAAGAATGAGTTGATGTCCTTTTTCTACTAACTTTTTAAGAACAGGAGCAGCCCCAATATCTTTACCTGCTTTAGACATATCATGTGTCACACAAGTACCGTCAAAGTCTATCGCTATTACCATTTTGATGTATTTTATAAAGTTCTAAAACTTCTTTAGTTGTATAAAATTTAGGATTAGTCCTTGAAAATTTACGAGTTTCAATCCATTCTTGTTTTTCTTCAAGTACAGACACTTGAGGTGTAAATCTTTGCCTTGTATCTCCATCATATTCTGGTGGTAATCTTTCTATTACCCAATCTAAAAATTTAATTACTTGTTCGTCTGTCATGTTTCAAGATCAAGTGTTGGATTACTAAGATCAATTCCTAGTATTCCTAGTGAACCGAATGAATTTTTATCTGGTGTATCAGAGTCATCATCTTCAGAATCTCCTATACATTTATCTTCAAACTCATCTAGATGTCCTGTTTTTAGGCATTTAAGACACATGTGAGTATTTTTTTCTAGGTCAATAATAGTTAGGGAATGACTCATACCCAAATAAATTTAAAAAACCAATATACAATGGCTCCAAATATAATTGCTCCTATAATTGTGAATATTAAATCAGAATCAAATGTTTTAGGTTGATCTTCAGAATCTTCTAAAAAATAACCTTCTGGCATTCTTCCTGTTCCATTACAATTATAACAAGTCATTTTTACATTTTCTCCAGTTTGAAAATTGTAATGTTTTATTTCTCCGGTCCCTTTGCATTCAGGACATTTAGGCTTGCTCATTTCTTTTTAATTATGATTTGAGAGTGATGAAAATGAATTGAATCTATTTCTTTGATCCAATCCGGAATATTAATTGATTGAGGAGGATTGAATGTTTCCTGTCTTTTAAGATTTACATAATATACCAGTTGAAACATATAAGTAAATATAGTTTCGTATGCCATATTGATAAAAATTGATTCGTTATCATAAGATATAACATCGTTACCTTCCCAAGAAGGCCAAAATGCTGTAACACAGTCTTCTATACAATACAATCCTCCTTTACTAAGATGCGGAAATAAAATTTCAAATGATTTAATAGTATTAGATTGAATGTGGCTTGCATCATCTATAATAATAAATGGAATCCCAAAGCCTAATTCTTTCATAATAAACTCTCCGTTTGTTTGATCTGCTACAAAAGTTTTAACTCTATCTCCTTGATAAAGTTTAGTAGGATCATTATCTATTCCTATGATTTGAGCATTAGGAAAATATTCAGCCCATCCAAATAAGTCTTCTCCTTCTCTATTTAAGGAATTTTTATCTCCAAGACCTAATTCAAGAAAAGTGAAATGATCTTGTCTAAAAGGCTCAAAATAAGACTCGTAAACAGGAGTATAGTTGTGATATAAACTTGCTTTATCTGTCCTATAAGACAGCATTATTTCATCTAATGATTTCATTTTTTAAAATTAAAAGACCATTATTTAATGGAGAATAATAATCTACTTTCCATTGAGGATTATCTTGTAGAAACTCAAATATAGCAGGGACAATCCCTTCTATAAATCGAGAACCTGTTTCATAAGGAGATTCATTACGATTAGCATAACTAACTACATCATGAAATCCAATAAACTTTCTTACGTTAGGAGAGTGCATCTTAAGTTCTTTACTAACAGCATAGTAAGAATGCTCACCATCAATAAATAAAAAATCACATTCAGGTATAGGTTCAATAGTAGAATCTTGAAGTCTGAATTGCCAATAACATCCTATGTGGTTAGCATACTGCCGAACATCTTCAACTACTTCAGGCATAGGATCAATGTCATAAGATATTACATTAAGGCAACCTTTAATGAAGGCTCTTACTGCATTACTGGTCCTCCCTAAACCTATCTCTACAACGCTATCACTTTGTAAAGAGTATTTAAGAAGTACGGTTAAATGTTGGTTAATATCACTTTCTGTTATTACTGCTTGTTCAAATGTTTTCATCAATATCCTAGTTTAATAAATTGTATATTAGTTACTATTGAATTTCCTTTATTAGAAAATTCAATTTCTTCTCTCATCTCTTCTATCCAGTTATGAAAATCTTTTAATGATTTTTCAGAAGAAAATGTTTCTCTTCTATCTTGCTCTGAAAGATGCCCTCCAGATACAGTTTTAAATGTTGCAAAAAATATTGCCTCTTTCATTTTTCAACTTCTATTGATTGTGAAGTCATTTCTTTATGAAAAGTAAAGAAATCTTTTGGTTTATCTTCAAGTTTTTCAAGTTCCCATGCTTCATTAGGACTCAATCCTGATATAGGTTGAGTCTTTTTAGCCTCTTCTTCTAAATCAGAGGCTTTATATTTACTCAGGATTGATAGGAGATTCATTCATTAATAGTTTAACTGTGCTAAATACTTTAGTGTAAATCCATGTAATACTATTTCCTATTGGAATTGCAAGAACCTCTGCTATTTCGTACATGAAATCTGTTTTCTTATAATATTCTAAGTG